CGGCGAGCGCCTTGCTCGGGGGCAGGCGACAAGCCGTAGCGAGGTTATGGTAGAAGTCATAGGCACGTTCGTTCACGAGTTCGCCCTTATATTTATCGCCGTCAATGACATTGTGGACCCGGCGGAACGGAAGCGGGAGTACGTCCGGCGGTGCGATGAAACCCTGCGGGAATACTACAGCACCTTGACCGGGCCGGCGATTAAACAGATAGCCCTCAACGGGAGGGCGAAATGACGCAGGCTGTAATCATAGGGAAGACCGGCACTTTAGCCGATATACAGATGGTTGAAAAGACGGCGTGGCTAACTAACGGCACGGTAGCGTGGCAAATACCTACCGGCTTAATCGCCGTCTTGTTCAATGCTGGTGCGTACCGCCGACCTCGGGGGTGGTATGTGCGCCAGCGCCTACCACGCCGATACAGGTACACGGGCGAGTGTGGTGAGAGAAGGGTAGCCCCGGCGCCGGTAGGTTAACTCCTTTCGTTGCCCGCCGGAGGTTGAGGGACTTCCGGCGGGCTTTTGTTTACCTCACAATGTGTGGTATCATTTCCATTAAAGTATATATAAGCGGTTAAATGGTATGTTAGACTTTGAAGAATTAAGGAAAGCCATCAGAATAATGACTCGCCGAACGCAACTGTACCGAGTGTTAAAAGAAGAACTTACGGCGAAAGACCATTGGAAAGCTGAACGGCGGGGGAGACATAAAAGACATGGCTATTAAGCAAGAGTTGTTATTGTCCGATGATGAAATCAAGGAAGCTATTTATAAGAAAAAACGCCCTTTGGGATTCGCTTGCGATGTATATCCAAGAGATAGGGCAGTCGCCGAAGCGCAGATTAGGAGGCTTATTACTTTGGGATGGCGTCCGCCTAAAAACGGCAAAATACGTAAGTGTCCGCAGCGTATTGCGATAGGTGATACACGTTTAACAAAAGCCGGTTACATCCTTGTCCGGTTAGCGCCGGACGACCCTTACGTTTCAATGGCGAATAAGAACGGGATGGTATTAGAACATCGCCTCGTCATGGCAAAGCAAATCGGGCGCCCTTTGAAGCGGTGGGAATTGGTACACCACAAGGGTGCCAAAACGGACAACCGCCCTGAAAAGCTTATGGTGTTATTGTCAGACGAACACGATGTTATTACGATAAAGGAGTTTTTCAATGGGAAATAAGACTATAGTAACCGGCCCCGAGAAGATACAGGCGGACTTGCTACCTTTGGCGGTGGCTATCAGCGACCCGATACTTGACCCTCGCAACGCCCGGGAACACCCGGAGGAAAACCTTGACCAAATCAAGCTCTCTCTCCTGCGCTTCGGTCAATGCAAGCCGGTAGTTATTAACCGGCGTACCGGCATAATCGTAGCCGGCAACGGCCTTGTCCTCGCCGCCCGGGAATTGGGGTGGCTACGGGTAGCGGTCGCCCGGGTTGACCTTACCGACAACGAAGCGCTCGCCTACGGCATAATGGACAATAAAAGCGGGCTGTCCTCAACGTGGAACCTGCCTAACCTCAAGGACGTGCTACAGGAGTTGGATACCGGCGAGTTTGATATGAAACTAACAGGATTCAATGAGATTGAAATTGAGGAACTAATGACGCAGACCTTCCAGCCAACGGCAGGGCAGACAGATGATGATGCCATGCCGGAGGAAGTATCTCCTGTCTGTAAGGTTGGTGAGCTTTGGCAACTTGGCGAGCATCGGTTACTGTGCGGGGATGCTACCAAGCGGGAAGAAGTGGAACGATTGATGCAGGGCGAGAAGGCGGACATGGTTTTTACTGACCCGCCTTATGGTATAAACCTCATAAAAGTGGAGGGTGGCAAAGTTGGTGGAGGTACGATGAAATATCCCACAAAGCGATTCCCAAAAATGATTGGAGATAATAAACCTTTTCAACCCAACTGTCTATTTGGATTGAGTAAAGACATTGTTCTATTTGGCGGTAATTATTGCGCTGATAAACTGCCTAACTCAAAGTGCTGGTTCGTTTGGGATAAGAATCATCCTGTAGATAGGACATTCGCAGGCTGCGAGTTAATGTGGACGAATCTTGATCGTCACTCCAAAGTGTTTAATTGCACATGGGATGGCTATACGAAGCAAGGGGAATCTGGTAAAAAGATTCATCCTGCCCAAAAACCTGTCTTGTTGTTGACTGATATATTGAGTGAAATAACGATAATTGGAGAATTGGTTCTTGACCCATTTGGCGGTTCAGGTTCCACGCTAATCGCCTGTGAGAAGTTACAGCGCAAGTGCAGGATGATGGAGATTGACCCGCATTACTGTGATGTTATAATTACGAGGTGGCAGAACTTCACAGGGCGCAAAGCCGAACTCTTAAAGTAAAATGATTTGATTCGGAATTAATGCCTGCGCAAGCGGGCTTTTCTCTTTCTGATAAGGGGTTAAATGGTATCAACTACTTATATGCGGGACGTAATAGCCCGGGAGGACAAGGTGGACGACCAATGGCTGCGGTCGCCGGCGCCTTTCGCCGAGCGATTGTCCCGGGGACACTGGCTACGGGCGAAGCACCTTGATTACGTGAGTGATAAGATAGCCGAGATTGAAAAACACCCTATATTCCTCATTGTCAATATGCCTCCCCGACACGGTAAGTCCGAACTGATAAGCCACTGGACGCCGGTATGGTTCTTAAAGCGCTACCCGTACAAACGGGTTATCCTCTGCTCGTACCAGTCCGGCTTCGCTACCGAGTGGGGCGGAGACGCCAAGAACACTTTTATTGAAAATGCGGACGACCTTGAGCTACAGATAAGGGAAGACACCAAGAGCAAGGCTCGCTGGAAAATCAAGGGCTACGGCGGCGGTATGGTTGCTACCGGTATCGGCGGGCCGTTAACAGGGCGAGGCGGCGACCTGATTATCATTGACGACCCGATAAAGAGCTACAGGGAAGCCATGAGCCAAACGTACAGGGAGAACATCAAGCGTTGGTTTCAATCTACCCTGCGGACCCGGCTACAGCCGGGCGGTTCAATCGTTATCCTTATGACACGGTGGCATGAAGACGACCTGTGCGGGTGGCTGTTAAACGGCGCTGACGAGGAAGGGCTACCGGTTGACGAGTGGGAAGTGGTTAACCTTAAGGCTATCGCCGAACCTACGGCAGCCGAACCCGACCCGCTCGGTCGCAAAGAGGGCGAGGCGTTATGGCCAGAAGTCTATGACGTACCGGCGCTTAACAAACTGCGAGGTATCGGCACTTACTGGTGGGACGCCGAGTTTCAAGGGTCGCCACGCCCGGAGGGTGGCGGTATTTTCAAGGAGGGTTGGTTCGGCTACTTTGAACCGGACGAGTTTGACGACCTTAAGCTCAATCGGTACACGCAATTTTGGGATACGGCACATAAGGAAAAACAGGCGAACGACCGTAGCGCCTGTATCACCTTCGCCGAGGGCAAAAATGGCTATTATTTGCTTGACGTGTGGGTAGGTCGCCCGACCTTCCCGGCGCTTACCGAGCAGGCGAAAACCGAGTACGCAAAGTGGGCGCCGGACAGCGTAGAGGTTGAAGACAAAGCCTCCGGTATTTCACTTATCCAACAGCTACGGCGGGACACCAAGATACCCATACGGGCGATAAAGGCGGTTGACGACAAGGTAGCCCGTGCGCACAGCGTAACCGGTATCGCCGAGGCGGGCAGGGTATGGTTGCCGAAGCGTGCCCCGTGGTTGTCCGCCTTCTTGAGCGAGGTGTGCGGTTTTCCTACCGCCACCCATGACGACATTACGGACGCCTTCGTTTACGGGCTTATGCACTACAAGCCTCGCCGGAGGGCTTCGTTGGGCCGGCGCAACACTTCCGAAAAACAGCGTAGCCGGTGGCGGGACACGTAACATATTGCAAAGCCACCGTCATAGATATATACTTTGTGTCAAAGGAGGGCAACGGTTATGCAGCAGAACAAAGGGCAACACAGAGGCGGTAAGAATCGCTTTAACCGAGGCGGCGACAACGCCCAAAACCGGAAGCGTCAAGGCAACCGGTACAGCGCTAAAGTGAGCGCCAGCCCTCTATCCCAAATCGGCATTAAGGGCTTAAAGAACCTCGCCGGTAGGGTTAACGAAGAATACCTTACCCTCATTAAGTCGTGGGACAAGGAGAGTAAAATCTACCTTGAAATGCGGGACGATGTTATCGTAGGCACGTTGCTTGACGCTATCAAACTCCCGCTACTCAAAGCGCCCATAACTGTAGAGACAGCGCCGGAAATGACGCCGGGCGATGAAGCCGCCGCCGACTGGCTCACGGACGCCATGCACAATATGTACCGGCAGACGTGGGAAAGCCATACCTCCGATATGTTGGAAGCCCTTGACTTCGGCTTCGCTATCGGCGAGATAGTGCTTGAAAAGCGGGCGGACGGCAGGCTGTGGATTAAGAACCTTGACCCCCGAGGACAGGAGACGTTGGACACGGTTAACGGGTGGGGCTTCGGTACAGGGCAGGAACGGGATACCGCCCTTGCCTTCAACCAACGGGACCCGGATTCCGGCGAAGTATTCCCGATACCGCTTACAAAGTGCGTCCACGTAGCCTACCGAGGACGGAAAGGAAACCCGCAGGGTAAAAGCCTCCTGCGCTCTGTTTACCGGACGTGGCGAATGTGCCGGGACTTGGAAAACCTTGAGGCTATCGGCATTGAGCGAGACGTAGGCGGTATGCCGGTCGCTAAACTGCCGGAGGGCGACATTGGCGACCAAGACGAAACCGACCTGCGGGAGACGTTAAAGAACCTGCGCAACGATGATGCCCTGTACCTGTTATTGCCGTTCGGCGTTGAGGTAGAACCTTACGGCGCCGGAAGCAAACAGTACGATGTGGGCGCTGTCATTGAACGGAAACAGAAGGAAATCCTCGGGCGGGGCTTCGCTCAATTCCTCAAGCTCGGTATGGACAACGTAGGCACGCAGGCGCTGGTACAGGGTAGCCAAGACTTCTTTATGTTCGCCCTGAAATCAGTACAGACGTTCTTACTTGAGGCGTGGAATCTACAGCTTGTCCCGTACCTGTTCCGGTTTAACAGCTTCCCCGGTATGTCCGGCTTGCCACAGTTCGTATGGTCAGAACCCGGCAAGGTTGATTTTACCGGCATAATCAACGCCCTCAATGCAGCTGTAACCGGTAAGCTGTTTACGCCTACCGATACGGACGAGGACAAGGTGCGGGAGATATTCGACTGGCCCGAGCTACCGGAGAGCGAAAAGGGTATGCCTCGCAACGTAGAGGCGCCCGGCTTACCGGCGGGCTTTGACCTTAAGCCTCGTACCTTACCACCCGCCGGCCCAAAGGACAGCGACCGGTTAACGTCAATAGAGCGCAATCAGCGCTTACTCAACGAGAAACTTGACCGGCTGATTAGCGCCGGGAGGCGGTAAGCATGGTAGCCACCAGCTTATTGAGACGCTT